CGTAGTACTACCCCTGAAAGAAGTCACCAGGGTTGAAGTGGACTACGACTCGTTAGGATCCCAGGAGAAGGACAGCTTCTCCATCTCCGATAGATATGTGTCCGGTAAGTCTCCTAATGAGCACAGTGACCAATATGATAAGTACACAACCACAGACAAATTTGACAAGTCCAATCACTACGGTTATCAAAACTCCCTACCAAACTTTTGTCCGTATGAGATAATAAAACACGAGCAATCTATGGAAAGCAGGGTACCTTACGGTTTGACCGTCGATGACCCATTGATCGTACATCCCGGCCAGGAACAGGGACCGATGCACTTACTAGGACCCATAAGTAAGAAACTAAGTGAAGTGAAATGCGGGCACGTGAAGTTGGTTAAATCGAATGGGGGCATACACATAGCACCCCCGATATCCTCAATGGCAGAGGGAACCGCTCAGTCACTACGGCATTTACCAATAATGCCAACCGTGAGGAAAATCAACGGGCAACCTACCTCACGTTCTGAACACTCTGAAGAGGCAAATGTTAGAGACGCAGGCGCAACATGCGTGTATTCCCAAATGAGAATAAAGATACATCAAGCCACCAGTAACCAGCCCGTGACTCTAATAGGCGTCGGCGCCAAGATATCCAAAGACATACGATTCATAGCTTCGGTGTTGACGGAAAGAAATTGCCAGGCACAAAAAGCTGTTGTCCATTACGTGCCGTTTCGAGGATGCCACCACGATACCGCTAACTACGATTAGTAGAATGATCACGGGTACAGGACTATACAGGACGCAAGAATTGAGGGGTCAATATGCGTAGAAGAGTCCATGATAACCATAGGCCGGTGTAAACTGTATTGTCACAAAAATGAAGGGTAGTACAAGGGACAACGTCTATGCCTGAGATCTATGAACGGACTTATCGAGAGAACCCGGTAGCATGGCAACCGTGGCGGAGAACAAGGAGACCCGGGTAGTTAGTCAAATGACGACTGCCATATGCTCACTGAAGTCGATCTAGATAACGGCAGAGACGTGAGGAAAAATCGCGTGGAGATTTACACAATTGATGTCATGTATTATATAAATCACATCAACCTGCCATACCATCATGTTGCATCCTACTGGTATTACAATAATATACCGGGGTATTATACCACGCCATACGACGAGAAGACGTTCATAATATCACCAGACGCCTCAATAGAGATTTGTGAAAGTGGCACTAATGCCCCAA